TTGCCTTGAAGCCGCATTTTTCGCAATGCGGTTTTTTCTTGTATCCGCTTTTAATCCAGCCTGCAGGTTTAGGTTTAACTATTTTCTTTTTTCGATAACAAGAATCGCAGCGATTTCTATAATAGCGTTTTCCGTTACGGACATACGCTATCGCCACTGGTTTTACATCACAAACAGGACACATCTTTCTCGTCATATAGTATTTAACTGAAGTTGCCATATAGTATGGCACCTAAACATGGTGTTTAATAGTAACCAAACTAAATATATTAAAGTCAAAAAGACTACACTTTAAAGGATATACATTATGGCACAATTAGTATCACCAGGTCTTAGCATTACAGTTACTGACGAGAGCCAGTATCTTCCAACTGCGGTAGGAACAGTTCCGTTTATTTTGTTAGCAACAAGCGAAAACAAATTATTCAACAACGTTGTTGCAGACGGTACTCGTAAAGAAAACGCAAATAAATTAGTTGCTGTATCTAGTCAGCGAGACTTAGTAACATTCTTTGGTTATCCAGAATTTAAGCAAACCGCAGCAGGTACTCCGATTCATGCAGGTGAATTGAACGAGTACGGTTTAATGGCCGCTTATAGTGCAATGGGTATGGCTAACCGCGCATATGTTATGCGAGCAGACATTGATTTAGATCAACTTACTGGTACGAGTGTTCGCCCAATTAGCCCACCAGAAAATGGCACATATTGGTTAGACTTAACAGAAACAGCATGGGGAGTTTACGAGTGGGATGCAACTACCCAAGAGTTTACAAATCAGAAGCCAACAGTTATTACAAAAGAGAGCGACACTATTACTAACGTAGGTTTAGTGATGCCTAAAGAGTCGTTTGGTACAGTTGGTTCGTATGCTATTGTTGCAACAAACAATAATAACGCACTGTACTACAAGCGTTACGATAACGTGTGGGCATGGGTAGGAACAACTGGTTGGCAACAAGCTTTCCCAACAGTTGTTGGTAGTGAAGGCAATCCAGTATTAACCCCAAGCAGTGAGTTAACTATTAACACAATTACTGTTATTATTCCGGGTTCTACTGTTCAGTTAGCAGCATCTGCAATTAATAGTGCAAATATTCCAGGGGTTACCGCGAGAGAAAATGCACTTGGTAAGTTAGAGATTTTTGCAACAAGCGGGGCTGCAAGTAACGGTTCGGTAGTTGACGGATTGCTTAACATTATTGACGGAGCAAACAATCCGTTAGCTGCAATGGGAATCGCAGCTAAAGTGTATGCATCACCAACAACGAGCTTTGGTGATTACGTTCAGATTCCGGACTGGAGAGTTACTGATAGTACACCTCGCCCAACTGGTTCGGTCTGGATTAAAACATCAACAATAGGCAACGGAACAAATATATCGATTAAGTCTTACAACGCAGAAACAAATAGTTGGGGACAGATTGCAACTCCTGTATTTGAAGCAGAAGCAGATGCGTTATACAAGTTAGATCCAGCAGCTGGCGGCATGGGAATTTCTCCAGGATCACTTTACATTAGTACTGGAAATCTCAATGTAAATGCTAACGGAATTACATTTAAGCCGTTCGTAAGAGAAACACAAGGTGCTACAAAGATTACTGGAGATGTTCCGTTGTCACCAATGGTGTTTACAGTCGGTGACACATTTACAGTGTTAGCAACTGTGCTAGGATCACCTGATCTGTCTCAGTCAACTGTAACAATTAACGGGACGACTGCAGATGCTTTTGTGTCGTCGGTCTTAGCTGCAAATATTCCATATGTCCAAGCAACTGTAGATTCAACAGGTGCGATTATGTTCACTCATACTTTAGGCGGTAGAATTGCAATTAAGAATTTATCCGGTACACCATTGACTACAGCAGGGTTTAATAGCACCACAAACGGAATTCGTTACAATCCATTAAATGGTTTTATGACATTGTCTAACTTTGATACATTGGTATACACATATTCAACTGCACAGCCATTCCAGGCTCCTGCTGATGGCACAATGTGGTACTACAACAGCCCACTAGACAACGACATTATGATCAATGACTTTGGTGGTTGGAAAGGATACAAAAATATTAGCAGCGATGCACGTGGTTATAACTTAACCCAGACAGATCCAAATGGTCCAATCCTTGCACCGATTCCTCCAAAGACACAGAGCGATGCAACTGCATTAGTTCCGGGTGATTTATGGATTGACACCGGCGACTTAGAGAACTTCCCAGTAATCTATCGTTGGACTGCAACTAACCAGTGGAAGTTAATTGACAACGCAGATCGCTTTACACAAAACGGTATTGTGTTTGCCGATGCACGTTGGGATACAAGCGGCACAGTTGATCCAACAATGGGCGATTTCCCAAGCATTCCAGATATGCAAAGAAGTAACTACGTTGATTTAGATTGCCCAGACTACAGATTGTATCCACGCGGAACATTACTGTTCAACACACGTCGTTCAGGCTTCAACATTAAGAAATACGTCGCTAATTACTTTAACGAAGATGCTTTCCCAAACAAGACTTTACCTGAAGTAAAGACAACTTGGGTAACAGCAAGCGGCTTAATGAATAACGGTTCGCCATATGCTGGTCGTAAGGCACAACGTAATATGGTTGTTAAAGCAATGCGCGGCGCACTAGATGCAAGCGATACAATCCGCGAGGAAAGTTTCCAGTTTAACTTAATGTGCACTCCAGGTTATCCAGAGTTAATTAGCAATATGGTTATGCTAAACAATGATCGTAAGAACACTGCGTTTATTATTGGTGATACACCAATGTCGATGAAAGCAGACATTATTAGCTTCACTGACTGGTCACATAATAGAAACGGCGATGGCTTATCAACCGCAGATCCATACTTAGCAGTATACTATCCAAGTGCATTAACCAATGACTTACAAGGTAACACAATTGTTGTTCCGCCAAGTCACGTTGCTCTTAGAACGTTTATCCGTAACGACCAAGTTAGCTATCCATGGTTTGCTCCAGCTGGTGCACGCCGCGGCTTAGTTGACAATGCAACCGACGTTGGCTACGTTGACCTCAAGACAGGCGCATTCATGCGTGATGCATTGAATCAAGGTAAGCGTGACGCATTGTACACACTAAACATCAACCCAATTACAATCCTTCCTAGCGTTGGTTTAGTTGTTTGGGGACAGAAGACACGCAATCCATTTGCAAGTTCAATGGATCGTGTTAACGTTGCTCGTTTAGTGAACTATATCCGTACAATTCTTGCACACGTTGCTGATGGTTACTTGTTTGAGCCAAACGATGCACAAACACGTAATGAGTTCAAGGCAGTTGTTGAGAGCGGATTTAACGACTTGATTGCAAAGCGCGGTATTTACGACTTCTTAGTTGTTTGTGACGAAACAAACAATACACCAGATCGTATTGCAAGAAACGAGTTATACTGTGATGTAGCAATTGAACCAATGAAAGCAGTTGAGTTTGTTTACATTCCAATTCGCTTAAAGAATCCAGGAGCAATTGCAGCAGGTAATTAATTCCTAGGGATGGGAAGGCAGGGTAAATAATAGGACTAGAAAGAAATGGTCCTATTATTTTGAGTATATATTTGGAGAGAAATATGAATGAAATTAATGATACAGTGAGAACAATAATTGCTGAGATGTTAACAGTAAAGTTACATGAAGTTACGTTAGAAAAAAACATAAAAGATGACTTAGGTGCTGATTCTTTAGACATGGTTGAGTTAGTAATGGAGATTGAATCTAAGTTCGGAATAGAAATACCAGACGAGTTGAGCAACGTGAAAACAGTCAGCGATGTGATAACAGCAGTGCAGAATTTATTGAAATAAACTACCCATATAATGTTTTTGTGTAAATATACCAAAATCTAAAATCTACTGGTAAATATTATTAACAACTCTTTTGAGGGAGATCAGAATGTCAGCTTCATCATTAACTAAATTTACCGTACCATTAGCAGGTAGCCAGAGCGCAACAACTCAAGGCTTGTTAATGCCTAAACTAAAGTATCGCTTCCGTGTTTCCTTCTTAAACTTCGGAGTGAGTTCAGACAAGACAGAATTAACAAAGCAAGTAAAAACCTTTAAGCGTCCAAGCGCAAACTTTAATCCGATTACTATCGACGTTTACAACAGCAAAGTATATCTTGCTGGTAAGCCAGAGTGGCAAGAGGTTAACTGCGTATTACGCGATGATGCAGTAGGTAACATTAGCAAGTTAGTTGGTGAACAAATCCAAAAGCAATTCGACTTTATGGAACAAGCCTCAGCATCAGCAGGTATCGACTACAAGTTCACAACTAAGTTAGAAATCTTAGACGGCGGTAACGGAGCACACAACCCAACAGTGTTAGAGACATGGGAAATGTACGGTTGCTTAATCAGCCAAGTTGACTACAACGATATGGATTATGCATCGAGTGATCCAGTTGAGATTAACATAACATTACGTTATGATAACGCTCTCCAGACCCCAGGCGGTACAGGTGTTGGTACTAATGTGGGAAGAACATTGGGCGCAGTCACTACAGGCTAATTTTACTAATAGTAAAAACAAAAATGCGGGTAACCCCCGCATTTTTTATTGGCTAAATAATATATACAGAGGATCAGTATGAGCTTTTTAAACAACTTTGTTAGCCAATCGTTAACCGGGGATCAGGTTAGAAATTGGCAACATGCGACTAAAATATTTGTTGATAACAACTATAACTTATCGCCAAAGTACGGGTTCTTATTCCATGTTGCGTTTGACTTAAATCCAGCAGCTACTCGCATCGGTAAAAACGAAAAGGTCGAGATGGGGATGTTAGCAAAGACTGTAAGTTTACCTAAGTACACTATGGAAACTAAGGTGATGAACGCATACAATCGCCCAAACATTATTCAGAACGGTGTAAAGTACGATGCAGTCAGCATGACCTTCCACGATGACAGCGCCGACGTTATGCGTATGTTTTGGTACGACTATTACTCATATTATTTTAGAGATACTGATCACACATTCCAACAATACCAAACCCCACACAAGTACAATAATGCAGGTGCACCAAAGCAATGGGGCTATACACAAAGACAGGATAGTGGAAACTTCGACGTTCTCCCCTACATTAACGCGATCCGCATTTACAGCTTGCATCAAAAAGAATTTACTGAATACATTTTAGTCAACCCAACTATTAAATCGTGGAAGTTCGGCGAGCATTCAAACACTGATACATCAAACACAATGCAGGTTGATATGTCGGTTGACTTTGAGACAGTTCTCTATTCTTACGGTAAGGTATCAGCTTCAACTGTTAATGGGTTTGCTGAGTTGCATTATGACAAAGGGCCTAGCCCACTAACATCGCTCGGCGGCGGCACCAACAGCCTTATTGGCCCTGGTGGTATTGTTGATTCGATATCAGGCGTGTCGGGAATGCTAAGTAGTAGGAATGTTGGCGGCGGGTTACTAACTGCTGGCCGAGCAATCATGAAGAATGAAAACACTGATCTTAAGAAAGTTGCGATTGAGGATTTAAAAACATTAGGTACAAACATTTTAACTAGTTCTAATCCGTTTAGTAAGGTATCTTTCCCAGGATTAGGTTCTTCAATGGCAAGCGGTGGGCCAAACGAGCGATTACTAAACCAATCCCCAGGTATCAACGGCGGAGTGTCAGCTACACCAGGTGCAACTCAGGCAGCATCGTTTGCAACAGGTTTAGAAGCTACCTTAGGGAGTGTTAAAAAGCAAGTGTCTGGTATGACTGACCAAATTGGCAAAGTAGCATCAAAGTTTACTAAAACAGTGGGTAAAGTTTTATCAAATAATGAAGCAGTTGACAATAAGTACATTCCGCCAGACCCTTAAAAGGAATAACATATGTCTTTACCTACCAACATCGGGGCAGTAGATTTAACTAATGCAAACGAGGTTAAAAAATACTACAATAATTACTACACACAAGATTGGACAGTTTCGTCTGAGGTCAATGATGCGGTGTTAAGCCATTTTGAAAAAGTTACTGGCAGCACAGAGAGCGCAAAGATTTTAGCTAGCGGTATTATTTTTACAAGTGTTACACAAGGCATTGACCCTATGCATACACTAAACGAGTTTACTAAAGTAAAGCCTGGCGAACTCAACAACTACTTGGCTATGTTCTTAAATTACAACAGGATCGGCACTAGTATGCTAGGAGTTAACAGTGCTCCAGAGGTTAACAAGTATATTAAGAGGTGTATCTTACCGTAATGGGAACATATGCACAAGGTATCTTTACGCCTAAACATCCAGACAAGTATTTAGGCAGAGGCTCAGTTCGTTATCGTAGCTCGTGGGAGTGGGCAGTTATGAACTTTTGTGACAACCATCCTAGCATCACACAGTGGGCAAGCGAAAATATTCGAATTCCTTATAGAAACCCAATCACCGGAAAAGCAACAAATTACGTACCAGACTTTTTTGTTGTGTTTGTTGATAAAGACGATAAAACGCACGGTGAAGTATGGGAAATAAAACCAAAAAAAGAAGTTAGTATTAATGAAGCAAAAAGCCAAAGAGACAAAATTATGGCAATTGTTAATGGTGAAAAATGGCGGGCTGCATCGGCCTGGTGCAAACAAAACGGACTTACCTTTCGTGTTATAACTGAAGAACATCTCTTCTTCAATGGACGGAAAAGATAATAAATATACTCATATATTGGAGTATATAAAATTAGAAAGCTAGAAGAATTATTGGATCTAAAATCGGCTGACGACGAAGCTGATGCTATAGAAGAAATATCTAAGAATCCTGAGGAAACTAACGAAATAATTGCAGAAATTGATTCTGCAATTAGCAAGATCGACGAAGCTTTACCATTAGTTCGAGACTTAGATGCTGCTGATAAAGAGTTGGACGACTTGTCAGACCTATCTAGAACTACTTTTGAAGATCTTATCAATCTAAGTATGAATGTTGAGCCGCGTTATAGTGGACCAATTATCCAGTCTGCTGCAACATTGCTAGGTCATGCAATAACTGCAAAACAAACTAAGATTGACAAAAAGCTTAAAATGATTGATCTTCAATTGAAGAAGGCTGGTCTAGATCAAAAAGAGCGTGCATTAAAAGCCAAATCTAGCAATCCAATTGACGAAGCCGAAGATGGGAAAGGCGTAGTTCTCGATAGAAATGCATTGTTACAGCAGATTTTAGGCAAAACCAAAGAAACATAATTGCAATTTTGTATAAATACATAACGGATAGGGTTTAACTATGAAAAGTTTTAGCGAATATTTAATTGAGAGTGATCAAAAAACATACGATTTTAAAGTGAAAATCGCAATGCGAGTGCAAGACTTGCACCTTGATCAAATTGAGGCTGCATTAAAGGCAGTTGATTTAGTAAAGGTTGGGAAAGTTACTCATATCCCTATGCAAGCACACAGAGAATTTCCATCAATGGGGCCAATCGAAGCATCCCTTGTTGATGTATCGGTTCGCTTCCCAACAAACGAAGACAACATTAGAAACTTAATTGTAAGTAGAGCTCTTATTCCAACTGCATCGGTGTATGTATATACAAAAGGACAGTTTGAAATTGGTGATAAAATTTCTCCAGACGCAGTGTTTGGTCCAAAAGAATCTATCCTAACTAAAGAATTAGAAGCAGGCGAAAGCGCACAAGAACAAGTTGGCGACATGAAGGTTGGTAGCTTCCTTAAAGACCTACAGACACGCAAGTATGATGTCGAAGGTGAGAAAACAGCTAAAGCTAAAACAACTAACGACACACCACAGAATAATACAAGTCCTTTCTCAAAGGATAACAGAAAATGATTCGTGATATCCTAAGAAAACTACATTTAATAGAGGGCATTGATCCAAGGAACGGTGCAGATTACCCAGAGATGCCTAATATCCCAACGCAAGACGATGGTGGTGCCCTCGGCGAAGCTAAAGGACCATCTGAGCCACCAGACGAAGAAGATTGTCCACAATGTGGCGAAACCCGTGTAGTAACCTGGCAGAATAAAGGCAAGCCCTGCGAGCATTGCGGTTTTGGCAGTGACATACAGGACGATGGCCCATATGACTTTGATGACCGTGACGATAGTTATGCAGATTACGCAGCAGCAGATTACGCAGCATATAGAACACGCGGTCCAATGGAGTCAATCGGTGAAGCTGCAGAGCGCCACACATTAAACTTGCAAGTAATCGAGTATGCTAAACTTGACCCACGCAGTGGCCAAGGTACAGCAGACGGATATTGCTACGATGCTAACGACGAAGAAATTCCAGTTCAGTTAGAGTTTGATTACAGTTTAGCAGAGCGTGACAACGGTGACGCAGATAGCTGGACTCCGGGCCCAGGACACGATACAGAAGTAACCCTTATACGAGTCACCGACGAAAACGGAATTGAGATTCCAGTAGAAGATGTACAGTATGATATGGATGATTTAGTTATTGCTGTCGAAGAAGCAGCAAAAGACCGAATTTACGGCGAATCTACTAACGAAGGTGCTAAAGTAGATCGTATGGTAGGACACATTAAGTCAAGCGAAAAAGATCTCGGAAAAACAGATAAAGAAGCAGAGAACATTGCATGGGCAACAGCAAATAAGCGTGGTATGCTAGACAATGCTAATAAGAAAACAGAAGGTAAAGATACTATGTACGATATTAAAAAAGGATTACAACTTTTAAGCGAAGGTGTTATGTTTGAAACAGGAAACGATACCTTATCTCACATTCTTAACCGTTTTAAAGCAGAAGTAAAAGCTTTCCAGCGAGGTGAAGACCTTGACACAGAACTGTATGAAGCATTATTTGACTATTATTCTGATCAAGGTGAAATGCCATACGGTGTAGCTAAGGCACGGACCGGAGATCCAGTTGAATGGGTTTCCCAGCGTTTAGATGACGAACTTAATTATAAAGCACCTGGCTCAGATATCACTCACGGTGAGGAACTCGAAGCAGATTGGCATGATGCAGACGGTAATTTAGATTCAGCAGGAGCATACGATGCTGCGGGTCATTATGATTTAGAACGCGATGCTGGCCGTGAAGATTATTTGCAAGACGATGCAGCAATCCCACAAATTCAGCCAGGCGAAGAAATTGTTACTGAAGGGTTAGAAGGTTTAGTAACTGACATCTTAACTAATGTTGGCTTAGACAACGGATACGATTTCTTCTTTAGTAACGGGTTAATTGTTATTGGCCGCTCAACCGCACGAGTAGTAATTAACGCATTAAAGAACGATGTTCGTATTACGGCAGAACCACATATTGAAGCAGTTGACGGCGAAGAAGTTCGCATTGGCTTCGGACAAAAACAAGAAAAAGTAGAGCCAACAACAAACATGGTTAACAACTTAGCCGCAGTTCCAGAGTTAGAAGAAGATGGCGGATTACGATATGCATGTCCGACCTGCCATACTAACACAGTAACTAACACAGACGGCACTTGCAAATTATGCGGTACATTAAAGGAAGAAAGTATGACTGGAATGAATGAAAGCATTAATGTTAGCATCAATGCAGAAGATGAAGATGCTTTGGATATTATTAAGAAGTTAAGCGGCGTAGAAGCAGAAGTTAAAACTCCTAGTAGCGTAGAAGTAGTTGACACTGCTTCTTGTGCAGCAAGCCCTGTTGCAAGTCAGTCACAAGGCGGAGACTTAGCTAAATTAATGGGTATGTTCAGCGAAGCTAAGGAAGATAAGGAACCTATTCGTTCAGCAGATCGCGAAGATGACGACGATGATACAAATTGGGAAGAAGAAGACGACTTAGCTGAAAGCAAAGAAGATCGTAAAGATCGTGGTGATAAAGTTTACGACAATACACCAGATGAGAAGACCGCCGATATCAGTGCATCTATTCCTTCCGGTAACGATTTGCATAAGTCTAAGAAGATGTCGAATCGAGGTGGTTTAACAGGTGGCGACAATCCACTCGAAGAAAGCTTATGGGCAGAGTATCAAGCTATTAAAGAAGGCAAAGCAGACGATTTAGCAGATAAGAAAAAAGAAGCCGAGGAAGACGACTGGTGGGGTGCTAAATCCAAGGGCAAGAAAGAACCAGCAGTTAAAACAGTTAAAGGTGCAGCTTACGGCGGATCTAAGCAAAAAGACGAAGTAGAGAAGGACGAAGACACAGCACCAAAGAAGCGTGGTCGTCCAGCTAAGAAGAAATAATGACTATAATGACTGCTCATACAACTAAATCAAAAAGTTCCCACGACGAGTCTACAGTTGAGTGGGTTCTTAAACACTGGGTTATTATTGCATTCTTAGTAGCAGTTAGTGCATCGAGTGGGGTAATAGTGTATCAAACAAACAAGATAGATAACCTTGATGCAAAGGTTCAAGCATTAAGCGAAACTGTGGCAAGGATCGACGAAAGAACCACAAGAATTGCAGTTATTGAGAGTAAAATCGATACCTTGGTTATGAGAACAAAATAATGAAAACGTTTAAACAATATTTGCAAGAAACAGAATTTGTAAGTGAGTCGATCAGTCGCAGTAAACCTAATCCGTATACACCCGGAACATGGGAGTATAAAAATTATGAACTCGGGATAGCAGGACAAGGTGTAAGAAATAGTAAAGTTGCACAAAAGATAGCAAAAGATGAACTTGAACCAGACGAGTTCTTTTCAGCAAAAGAAAAAGCAACTGAGTCAAGCAGTCAATTATCTGAAGCCACAGGATTTGATCCAGATGACGAACAAGCAATTAATCGCTGGATCGCAGAATTCTTAACAGATGAGTTCGGCGGCAAGGCCTGGTTTAAAGGTGGTAGCTACGCTTACTTGTTTGATGTAAATAACCCAACAGTTATTACAGCATCAGACGGTGCTAAATTAAGTACAGACTCTTGGGCAAAGTGCATTGGGGGGTGGGCAGACAAATATGCAGCTGATGATCTGTTTGATGCGTTTTACGATGGTTATCCGTTAGACAATGAGTTCTTCCGTCCAGTTAAAAATAACATCCCGATGGCTAAAGACGGAGCACCTGCATACGGTGGCGAACAAGAACGTCACGAGCTTGCAATGATGCGCGGCGAGAGCGTAGAAGATATTAAAAAGTTAGCAGGCTTATAATGGAAGAACAATATCCTGTTTACCCAGCACAACAAGGCGACGAGGATAAGCCAGTGAACCCATATGCTCCTACCGGTACGTTATGAGAGCTAAAGAGTTTATTAGAGAAGGCGAGCTCCGTAAGAGCGCAACCGCAGCAATTAGAGGCATGCAGGCATTTGGTAACGCTGACGGAGCATATGCTTGTTATCGATTCGGCATAGCATTAGCTTCTGGTCCCGAGCAAGGCGATAAAGAAGGCCCTATACCTGGAATTATGGCAACGACAGTTGCTTATACTGACGCCGAACAAGCTATTATAGACGCCGCAGCAAGAACTATGGGGGGTAACAGGGACGCAAGTAACCCCTCGTAACTCGAACGAGATAGATACCATTAATACGAAAAAGTCCGATAACCCCAAAAGGCCCGATTAAACGCAAAACAAAATGAAGCAATACAAAATTACAAGTGCTGACTTTTTAGGAATAGCACAAGATGCGGTTATTCCTGATGCATTTTTATCTACAGATGATAAGAAGTTTGTAAATAGTTTTAATACTATAAATTCTGTAGTACAGCATTTGCAACAAGTAATAAATCAGACTACGCAAGATACTCAATCAGACGAATGAAAAATATTTTAATATTAGGTGGTGCAGGCTACTTAGGCACTGCAACCACTGCATACTTCTTAGCCAGGAATTACAACGTAATATGTATAGATAATGTATGTTATCAACAACAATCTGCTATACTTCCTTTTTTAAGTTATCCTAATTATACATTTGTAAATGGCAACTTTGCAGACCATTTATTATTAGACCAATATTCTAAAGATGTCGATGCTGTAATTGTATTAGCAGGCTTGGTCGGTGACTCAATTACAAAGAAGTATCCGGACCAATCAAAGCAAGTTAATTACTATGATACTATTAATGTAATTGACTATTTTAAAACAAAGAATGTTAAGTTTATCTTTGTTTCGTCGTGCTCTAATTACGGGTTAGTAGAAAATGGGGTGTTAGCAGACGAAACGTTTAAATTAACTCCTCTCTCGTTATATGCAGAAGATAAAGTGGCTATAGAAGAATATCTATTAGACACACAATCTACAACTAACAAGTTTTCTCCGGTTATACTACGTTTCGCAACAGCATTTGGTGTTGCTGGGCGTATGAGATTAGATTTAACTATCAATGAATTTGTTTACAAGTTGTTAATGGGACAAACCTTAGATGTATTCGGATTAAATGCATGGCGTCCATATTGCCATGTATATGATTTCGCTAAAGCGTTTGACATACTTATACATGCACCAGACAATGCTATTGCAGGAGAAGTGTTTAATGTAGGGCACGAAACAAATAATTTTACAAAACAGTCGTTAATAGAATTAATCCTGCAAACATTACCACAAATAAAACCATCGCAAATAGAGGTAAAAGATCAAATAAGCGATCCGAGGGATTATAGAGTTAGCTTTGATAAATTTAACGATAAGTTTAAATATTACACTTACAAACCTGTACTATACGGTATTAACGAAGTTACTCATGCAGTTAAACAACAGGTATTTACACAGCACATGGCTAAACTACCAGGCTTTGGCGGCAACTTTGAAATATAAATACAGGTATGTCTAAGAGTCTCGAGGGAGTTTTAATAAAACGTGCACACCAAGAAGAAACTTGGTCGGAGCAGCAAATTGTTGAGATTGCAAAGTGTGCAGATCCAAACTCCGGACCTCACTATTTTTTAAATAATTATTTTAAGATTCAACACCCAACTAAAGGGCAGATGGGTTATCACCCGTATGACTATCAAACAAGGTTAGTTGATACATATCATAACTACCGATTCTCGATTAGTCTAATGCCGCGACAAACAGGTAAAACTACTACTGCTGCTGGTTACTTATTATGGGAAGCAATGTTTAGGCCAGACAGCACAATATTAGTTGCTGCTCACAAACATAGTGGTTCCTTGGAAATTATGCAGAGAATTAGATACGGATACGAAGGGTGCCCAGACTACATTAGAGCAGGTGTAACATCGTATAACAAAGGTAGTATAGAATTCGAGAATGGATCTCGTATTATTTCTACTGCAACTACAGAGAATACTGGGCGAGGCTTATCTATTTCGTTGCTATATTGTGATGAGTTTGCGTTCGTCCGTCCTACTATAGCAAAAGAATTTTGGACATCTATATCTCCAACGCTGTCAACTGGTGGTCGATGTATTATTACTTCTACTCCAAACTCAGATGAAGATCAGTTTGCGCTAATATGGAAGCAAGCTAACAAATGTGTAGACGAGTTTGGTAACACAACTGATTTAGGAATAAACGGATTCAAAGCATATCGATCTTATTGGACTGAACATCCAGATAGAGATGAAAAGTGGGCAGCAGAACAAAAAGCACAATTAGGTGAAGACAGATTTCGTCGTGAGGTAGGATGTGAATTTTTGATTTTTGATGAAACACTTATTGCTCCAACAACATTAGTTGAATTAGCAGGAATTGACCCTATAGAGAAGCAAGGGCAAATTCGCTGGTACAAGAAACCAGAAAAACACGGAACTTATTTAATTGCACTAGATCCGTCGTTAGGAACCGGCGGCGACAACGCAGCTATACAAATATTTGAATTACCAAACTTAAAACAAGTCGGGGAGTGGTATCATAATAAGACTCCAATACAGAAACAAATTTTCTTAATGAAAGAAATCTGCTCGTATATTGCTGATATAACAAACGACGAACATAGCATTTACTATAGCGTAGAAAATAATACGTTAGGCGAAGCTGCCCTTCTTGCTATTAGTGAAATCGGCGAAGAGAATATACGTGGTATCTTCTTAAGTGAGCCACGCAAAGCAGGAGTGTCGCGATCTTACCGTAAAGGATTTAACACCACACATAAGTCTAAATTAGCAGCCTGCTCGAAGTTTAAAGCATTGATTGAGACTAAGCGTATGCTTATTACTAGTAAGAGCTTAATTAGCGAGTTAAAAACATTCGTAGCCGCAGCAAACTCATATGCAGCTAAAATAGGAGAAACTGACGACTTAGTTACCTCAACTCTGCTGATTGTTCGAATGGCCCAAACATTGCAGTCGTTTGATGCTAATTTCGACGACGAACTCCGCGGTGTTGCAGAGTCCTTTGAGGAACCCCTTCCGTTCATTGCGGTCTTCGGTTAAATGCTAAATACAGTATTATAGCTACAGGATAACCTTATGAGTTTAAACATTGCAAACACAGCCGAAGACCTATTCGAAAAAATTCGTTCACGATTTGAAAAAATTAGTATTGGCGACGAAAAAGCAAATAACACACAAGATCCTTCCTTAGCGAGATTTTTTAACTTTGATTTCGTAAGCAAAGATGGTACTAATTTTGGAAACATTCACATTAGTTTAATCGACGAGAAAAGTCTAAAGATTTACTTTAGCAAAACCATTACTGAAAAGTTAGATGACTTACAAAAGAACGAGTGGTATGACTTTTTACGATCGGTACGCATGTTTGCAAAGAGACATATGTTAGCGTTCGATACTCGCGATATCTCCCGTAGCAGCTTAGATATTAAAGATGTAAAACAGCAAGCAGTATCAGATAGCCTATATCAGAAGAACGATGTTTCTGAGTCGTATAACTTTAAAGGTGGCTTCCCATTTGATGTAGATCATATGCCAGGTGCAGTTATTAGAGACTCTAAAAGTTGGTTTAGCGAATACATCGAATGGGATATGGCAATCGACGCACTTAATGCTCGTAAGTACGACGATGAGTGCGAGTACATTTCACGCAGTACCGAAAAACTTTTAGTTACCCCTGACGGCAAAGTTGTTGCTAAGTGGGACGAGAAATCAGGCAAAGGTTACATTGCTGAATCGGCAATGACTACTAAAGCAGTTAGTGGTGCACCATTGCGTCCTTTATCTATGGATGCACCCAAAAAGAAATATCCTGCTATTGGCACGCTTGCATGGGAAAAGTTACCCGATCATACTAAACGTATGCTGTTGAAGAAGCGCGGTCACATTGATCATCCTTTATTAAAAAATGTTAACGAAGCTGGGACCCCTATAGGATTTTCTGCTTTACTTGCTAGAGGTAATCACGGTGCAGTACACCCAAATTGGCAACATTCTGGCATCTATCCATCTGACAGAGCCGACGAAGAATTGATTCGGTATTATTTACATTTTCCAGAAATGTTTTCTAAAACCTATTTAGAAAGAAACTTCTCTGGGAGTATAGAAAAAGCAAAAGCTGCTGCTCGCAAATTCGGGTTTGAAGCAGACCCTAACGGAAATCTTAGTTATCCTGTTAAATCACTCGCAAACCTAAAAATAGAACTTCCTCGATTAAAGCTGTTATTTGGCGAAGAACCGGTTAAAATAAATGTTGAAAAAGTTGCCGAGTCGATCAGCCGCACCCCGCCAAGCCACACAATAGAAGCATACGGCATTAAAGGAATGAAGCGTTTACCTTGGCGAAAATCGTTTAAGAACTACGAGCAGTTAGCAGACTGGTGTGAAAAGTTCGATGCTGAAGTATATGGTACTCGTGACTTAGAACAAGCTAAACGTGGCAATTTATCACCTGCTATCCCAGAATCTGCAGAAAAGAGTGAGTTAGATAAGCAAATTGAGTTCCACCAACAAGGGTTAGCTAATGCACAGTATAAAGGTCCGATGGCAACAATGCATCGTAAAAAATTACGTGCATTGCTTTCTCAACAAAGAGCTCAGACAAACACAACTGAATCACACGACCCAGCACTTCCGTTAGATGTTCCACCGTTCATACCGTACGGTAACGAACCAGTAGGTGAAGCAAAGACACCTAATGCACGATATGAGATGTACTTTGGTGGTAATAAGATTGAACGCTTCTTTGCTCCAAGCCGGACCGAAGCAATTAAAAGAGCTAAGGCAAGAGGTGCTATAAGCGTAGTTAGAGTGAGCCAATATGGTAAGCCAATAGGCGGCCCAGTTCGTTTGCGCGAGTCAAAGATCTACGGCATCAACCGCCAACAGTCAGCACAAGATGTTGCTCGTAAAAATGCCCGTATCATTATTAAGCATAGCAAGCCAGTCATGGACGAAGTACGCGGTGCCCGCAGTCGTGCTATTGAAAGCATCTTCATTGAAAATACAGCAGGCGAACGCTTTAAAGTTCCTTCTAACAGTTTGGCAGAAGCAAGAGCACTTGCCCGCCACGTTGCTGAAGGCGGCAACATTTATGACGACTTCGGTGAGCACATTACTGAATTATGTCATGAATGCTCTACATTGCGTGAGTTTATGCGTGGAACACGAGGTAAAGAATTTGTTGATGAAACAGCAGACGATATTGTTAGTTCAGCAGCAAAACACTACTTACACACCCAAAAGTTAGTTAACAGCCTTAAGGGCCGTAACGGGTATAGCGAATATAAAGCAACATGGGAATCTCGTGGAGTAGAGCCAGATTCATTTGAAGAGTTTGATCCTGCAGAGCTACGTCACAAATTCCGTCAAGAGAAAGTTGATCCACGCATTGATCGCACAGTAGAAACAGCATACAAAGTATATAAAAGACAAGTTGGTAGTAACGATACCGCAGAACTTACAGAATTTGCACAACACATGGATCAAGTTGAAGAAGGTACCTGGTCGCTTCCAGAAGGTGATCACGACTACGATAACTTGGTTGAACTATTCAAAGAGCCGCTCCCAGTTGGGGTAGATGCTATGAACGCAATAGGTGCTCTTTACCATTTAATTGGTGATGATGCATTGTTTGATATGCTAGGAGCTATGGCTCAGGACGACTCTGAACAAGATTGCCGTCAGGCTATTTTATATTGGTTAAGAGACCATATGCCAAAGGTCCATAGACTTCTAGCTCAAAAACTTAGCCAACCAAAACAAGAAGAACCGTCTGAGCAACCTGCCAAACAAGAATCAATTGAAGAAGCATCGGATGATGCTATCCAAAAGATTAAAGAATTGTCTGGGATGAAATAAATATTAGTGTAGTTCGCGGAGCGGGAACTCCCAACTACTCTAGACAACCTCGGAGGTTATATGTCCAGCGATAATATTTATTACGTCTACGCATACTTGCGTAACAAAAACAGTTTAACAGCAAAAGCAGGAACCCCATACTATATTGGTAAAGGAAAAGGTGAGAGAGCCTTTGCTCCTCACATTGTGAATAATATTTCTTCTATAACACCAAAAGATAAAGCTAACATTGTTATGTTAGAAACCAATTTGACTAACCTAGGCGCTTTAGCGTTAGAACGCAGATATATTCGTTGGTATGGCCGCAAAGATTTAGGTACAGGAATACTTTTGAATAGAACGGATGGCGGCGACGGCCATTCGTTTGTTGGCACTCGCTCAGCGAAAACCAAAGAGCTGATGAAGCAAGCCCAACACCGCCGTAGGGCAAAAGAGAAAGCTGACCCAAGCTATGTGCCGCCAAAAAAGACTGGCAGATACAAATTCTCAGAAGAAACCAAAGCAAAGATGAGGGAATCTGCCAAAAATAGAAAAGTTGAATATACTCCAGAGCTACGAGAAAAATTAGGATCTGGTAACAGGGGAAAAACTCTAAGTGCCGAAACCAAAGCTAAGATATCTTCTACAAAATTGGCAAAAAGAAATTAGCAGTATCTCTTGTGCCAGCATAAATAAACATGTATAGTAATTACATAGTGCAGTTACTATATCAGTGAATAAACAACAGAGACCATCTCAAGATAACATGAAAGGAAAATTTTATTATGGCACTCACATTAGCAGAAATTCGTGCAAAGCTCCAGCAGCAAGAAGATAAGAAAAACAACACAAATTCGGGATCATTCGGAAACGGCGAAATTTTCCCACATTGGTCGATCGAAGAAGGCCAAACAACATCAATTAGATTCCTCCCAGATGCTGACCCAAAGAATTCGTTCTTCTGGGTAGAAAAAGCTATGATTCGTCTGCCATTTGCTGGCATCAAGGGTCAAGCAGACAGCAAGCCAGTTATTGTACAAGTTCCGTGTATGGAAATGTGGGGCGAGAGCTGCCCGATCCTAGCAGAAGTTCGTCCGTGGTTCAAAGATAAGAGTCTTGAAGAAATGGGCCGTAAGTATTGGAAGAAGCGTTCGTACTTAATGCAAGGTTTTGTTCGTGAGAACCCATTGAATGAAGAAAAAGTTCCAGAAAATCCAATCCGTCGTTTAGTTCTTAGCCCATCTGTGTTTAACCTTGTTAAGGCTGCACTAATGGATCCAGAACTTGAAAACCTCCCGACTGACTACGCAGCAGGCCTTGATTTCCGTATTACTAAGACATCTAAGGGCGGCTTTGCTGACTACGGTACTTCTAAGTGGGCTCGTAAAGAATCTGCACTTACAGCAGAAGAAGCAGAAGCAATTGAGAAGTACGGTCTGTTTAATCTTGCCGAGTTCCTTCCAAAGAAGCCAACTGACGTTGAGTTAAAGGTTATGAAGGAAATGTTTGAAGCATCAGTTGATGGTCAAGCATACGACCCAGACAAGTGGAGCCAATACTTTAAGCCATTTGGTCTTAAGGAAGCAAACAGCGAAGCAGCAGACGCTATAGATACACCCCCAGCAGCACCTGCCCCAAAAGCTGCACCCGCAGCACCTAAGGCAGAAAGCGTAGAGCAAGATCCTCCGTTCGATACTGATCCTCCAAAAGCAGAAGTTGCACCGGCGGCAAAAACCGGAAACAGGGCCGAGGATATACTCCAGATGATCAGGAGTAGACAGAAGCAAGGGTAATGCAACAGGCATATTTGTATAGATGGACTCACATACCGACTAAAAAATGGTATGTGGGTTCTCGTACAGCCATTGGTTGTCATCCAGACGACGGATATATCTGTTCCAACAAAATTGTAAAGCCAATGATATTCGAAAATCGAATCGAATGGGTTAGAGACATATTAGTGATTGGCCCTTCTGAGTATATACGAAATCTTGAGGAATTGTATCTTACTCTGTTAAATGCTGCAACTGACCCTGAAAGTTTTAACCGCAATAATGGTACAGGAAAAGCAAAATTTAAGAGAGATGCTGAGAATCCAATGAAGGATCCAGTAATTGCTAAGAAGAATCATGAATTAACAACAGGAGATAAGCACTGGACTGCTAATTTAAATGGAAAAACTCACCCTCAAAAAGGACAAAAACGTCCTACTATACAAGGTAACAACCACCCTAATAAACGTCCAGAGAATGCAGCTAAAATAAGTGCTTCTCATAAAGGAAAAGCCCATGTGTATCAAATTGGCGAGAAAAATGTTATGCATCGTCTAGAAGTCAAACAAAAATTTAAAGGTGACAATCATTGGAGTGCTAAACTTGAAAATAGAAGAACATGTGAACATTGTGGTTTGTTAAATATATCTAAATCAAATTACACTCGTTGGCATGGTAGTAATTGTAAACATAAAGGAAAAAAATAATGGCTAATCGACCATTTGATGTGAGTAAATTTAGAAAAGCTTTAACTAAGAGTATTGACGGCATCTCGTTTGGATTCTCAGACCCAACTGATTGGATATCAACTGGGAACTTTGCGTTAAATTATTTGATATCGGGGTCTTTCGACAAAGGTGTACCGCTAGGTAAAGTTACGGTGTTTGCAGGTGAATCTGGCGCAGGAAAATCGTATATTTGTTCAGGTAACCTAATTCGTCACGCACAAGAGCAAGGTATTTTACCGGTGTTGATCGACAGCGAAAACGCACTAGATGAATCCTGGCTACATGCGTTAGGAGTTGACACTAGCGAAGAAAAGCTAATGAAGATGAACATGGCTATGATCGACGACGTAGCTAAAACTATTAGTGAGTTCATGAAAGAGTACAAAGCAATGGATGACGCAGTTCGTCCAAAGGTGCTGTTTGTTATTGACTCACTAGGTATGTTGCTTACCCCAACTGACGTAAATCAATTTGAAGCAGGTGAGATGAAGGGTGATATGGGCCGTAAGCCTAAAGCACTAACAGCACTAGTTCGTAACTGCGTTAATATGTTTGGTAGCCACAACGTTGGCCTAGTAGCAACTAACCACACATACGCATCGCAAGATATGTTCGACCCAGACGATAAGATTAGCGGTGGTCAAGGGTTTATCTACGCATCATCTATCGTCGTAGCAATGCGTAAGTTGAAGCTAAAGACTGACGCAGATGGCAATAAGACTACTACAGTGAACGGCATTCGTGCAGCCTGTAAGATCATGAAAACACGTTATGCAAAACCATTTGAGTCTGTTCAAGTTGAAATCCCGTACGAAACTGGTATGAGTCCATACAGTGGACTGGTTGACTTGTTTGAAGCAAAAGGTATGCTAAAGAAGGAAGGCAATAGCCTTGTTTATACAACCCACGACGGCGAAGTGATTAAGCAGTTCCGTAAGGCTTGGGAGAAAAACGAGAAAGACGGCCTAACTATCGCAATGAAAGACATATCTGACCATGGCGAAAAATACGAACCTACTCCGGAAGATATAAGTACGGAGAGTGCAATTGAGCACAAAGGAGAGTAACTATGTCAATCGATGTTGAAGTTTTGTCTGAAATGTATTTGAGTCTTAAAGAGTATATTCCTTCTAAGGATCGCCAAGCCGCTGCCGACAATGTAATGTCGACTGCGGTTGACATGTTAAGCGATGCAGACTTAAAAGAGTTTGCGTCAACTGACAAGTTTTTAACTAAGGCTGCTGAAGAGTATATCAGTGATGACTCAGATGACGATATCGAATTTGATGACTAATGTGGTATAATAAAGTTGTTAGTGATTTAAGCAATCTTCCAGCGTTTGTGTCTTA